TGGGTGACCGCAGGAATAAAGAGTACAAGACCGGCCCACTTATTCATTTGTCGCATTGAAACTTTCATTCACTTCCTCCGCCTCGATGATGAAACCATAAACTTCCAGATCTGATTTACCAGAACAAACGATCTCAACCTGGATCGCATAGCCAATTTCCTCAATGGTAACGGTTCTAGGAATAAACCGACCCACTCCCAAGCGGGAGTTACCAAGCACAAACGTCCCACCCAAAGTGTCTGCATTCGCGCCTAGCTCTACCGCGGTTGACCTGCTGATGCGCCCATCAAGGTCCACGTTGAGTGAGAAGCTTGACGGACTGGTGGATGAGACAAGAACAGTAATGCTCTTATATTTCCACATGTGGGTTGAGTCGCCCATGAACAAAGAGCCAGTCTTAAAGTTGTAAGTGTACCCTTCGCCAAAGTCATCGATGTTGGCGGTGTTGAGTAACCCGATCCGTCCGTCTTCTTTGCCTGTGATGATCTGCTTGCGGTTATTGAAGAGTGCTGTCGCAACCGAGCGTGCATCGATGCGTGGCCATACCGTCCAGGTGCCTACCTCAATATTGAAAACAAGAAGCGTATCATTTTTAATCTGCCCACTCGATGGAACCGTCAAGAGATAGCAGTTCGTGGTTGGGTCAAACGTCCCTAAGATCCGCCGATAGATCGCAGAGTTGAGGAGCGACACCCAAAGCTTTTGGATGTCTTTTGATAAAAACGCCGACTCTGTCTGGAGACCCGCACTCGTTTGCTTGAGCGAGTGAACCCCGCGGTCAGAAGCAAATAGGATGTCGTTAGGCACCTGAACAATGGACGCGTGAGAGATTGCCCCAATGCCACGAGAAACGATTCTAACAAAGAAGTCACTCGGGGTCGTTCCTGTGATTTCATAAAGAGAATTTCTCGTCCAAACGTAGAGACGACTTTGGAAAGACGCGATCCCCGTGATGCCTTCTGGGTCGCCATCATTATCCAGATCCAAAGACGTGGCTGTGTTCGGGTTAACCGTGCTCCAGTTCTCAGGCTCAAATGCGCTCGATAACCACACTGTGAATGGCGCGTCTGGGAAGCCAGCCATCGCCATGCGGCCTAAGTGAGAGCAGATATATCGGCCAGGTCCATCAATGGGGGTGACAGCCGCAGACGCCGTTGCGGCAATCCCGTCCCAAACGTTGTACCCGTCAGATGCCTCGGTGGAGGTAAAGTAAAGTCGCTGGTTGAAGACCTGATAACAGGGCACCGCATCTGGGGTGATGACCAGTGCGCCAGTACGGTCAACGCCGGGCTGGTTCCGCGCTGGGATCGACCAAACCTTCCCTTGTTGATGAAGAAAAATGTCTGACTCTGGCACACCCTGCAGAGACGCCGTTCTCCAGTATTCAAGGAGCCCATTAATCGGCTGACCACTTGCCGGGAAAGAGGGAGTCAGATCAAAAGACCCCGTGTGGTACTTCTCCTGGCCGCCACGCTTCTTTCTCGCGATGCTGGTGCTAACAAGAACGTTGTCCGCAACAACCATCTTGTTCTTATCGACCATGATCGGGTTCTCGGTCTGAAGGCCTCCGCCAATCCCTTGGGGCCCGATAAACGGGAAGAAGCGCGTGCGAGCTCTAGTCATTGACCCCTCGAAAAGTCGCGGGGATCAATGTAGGCGCGGGCGTAAGGACGGCGACGGTTGCGGTAGTTACGGCTCGGCTGAAACATGAGACGCGAGTCAGTGAGCTTCGAATCAGTCAACATCGTAACCAGCATCTCGTTGTGCTTGTTCTCGTAGTAGGTCGCCTTCTCAGGTTGTGAAAGATACGCCTGAAACTGCGCCATGCCGCCAAAGTAAAGAAGCGCGCGGTAGCGATCTGGGATCAAAGGAAAGTTCGCGTCACTGTCTTCAAGCCGCATCAGGTTCACGCTGAAGTTTAGCTGCGCAACGTAAGCCTGGTCAGGAGCGGGATAGATCTCAAACATCCGGCGACCGTCTTGAGCGCGGCGACCCACCTCAGTGTAGTAACGAGGGATGCCGGTCAGAGATACGTTCTTCGCCTGAATACGGCGGAACTCTTGCGTCCCCATGGGCTCCATCTCGTTGAAGCCCTGAAGAACGATGCTTTGAATCGCATCTAAGTGAGCGGGAGCTCTATAGATCGGCTTAATGATCGAGAACTCTTGCTCGGTTGCCGTCTCTCCAGCGAAGCGCCCCTCTAACGTCAATCCAGTCTGAGACTCCACCGATTCAATAATGTAACGCTCATCCCGATTCGAAACCACGAGAGCGTTATTGGGTACGACGTTCGCGCTAAACGCTGTGCCCGTTCCCGTGACTACTTCACTGTTCTGCGTAACATCAATTGTGCCTAGGCTCCAGGGAGCATCAAAGTTGAAGTCTTCCGTCTGATAGAGCCAATCCCAGTCTCGAAGCGTCGCAGCCTTTGAGTAGGTGTTATTGATCATGCCAAGCACCACTTGGCGCTTGATCGTTTCCCGAGACGGATCGCCGTGAGAGGTGTCTCTTAGGATTGCATCAATCAGACCCTTGGACGTGTAGAAGGGCTGATTTGAGAATATCGAGGTTCCAAAAGAACCTGATCCAAATGGTCCGCTCATAGCAGATACCCCTCCATAGGCTTCCAGTCGCCTGTGATCAGCCATTCGAGAACGTCATTGATTCTCATGCCGGGGCAAGTTTTCCCCTGTTTTTGCGCTGATCTAAATTGATTGTGACAAAATACATTCCACTTTGAAATCTGAAACTGTGTCACTAAAGACGCAAGGGAAGAAAGCTGCTCACGGCTAAAACGATCTGTCCCAGAAAGACACACCCCGATCGAGGTCGAGTTCATCTCCGGGCAGTGGGCTCCGTGCATATCGATGTGGCGCCCAGTCTCCACCTTACCGCTCGGCTGGATGATAAAGTGATACCCGATGTCACCCCAGCCGCGGTTCTTAATGTGGTCCTCTCGGATCGCAGACACAGAAGTGGGCTTGCCGTTAGGGCTTCCCACGCAGTGGATCACAATTGAACTCAGTGTCCTCTTTGACACATTTTTATCCTCTCAAGCCCATGAGAATATAGATCTATGAAGTACGCAATCTTGATGGTTTTAGCTCTCTGCGAGATCGACCAAACAGCCTTGGGCCTGGTCCTTCTCCCCTTCGCAGCGCCCTACTTCTCGATGTCAGAGTGGCAGCTCCTTTGTGAGAAACTTGCATCTCAGAGTGCAGCCATTCTCTTCTCACTTCTGTTTCTTTATGGCCTCTCGTCGGGCCTCCGCTTCAGCGTCTTTTACGCCAAAAAAACCTAAGGTCTTCTCGCGGAACTTCTCCGCCGGAGAAAGCTCTTTAGTCATTTTTCCAGAGAAGGTTTTCTTGATGTCTTCCCTCTGCTCTGGAGTAAAACCATCACTTCTGCGTCTTTGCGACCATGGAATATCGGCCATCTCACACCCCCTCAAATGGGTACCTCTCGCGTGAGAAGCACCTTGTGTTCCCGTCTAAAAGCATCTGGTAGTCCTCAATCGGGATGTACTCTTCTTTCACCCACGTCCGACCCAAGAACCACTTCTTATATCTATCGTGCCGGCAAAGGCCTGGCTTATCCATGCAGATCTTGTAGCGCTTCCCGCCGACACTGCAGATGAAGCGAAGGTCGTTGAGTTTCTTTCGAAGCGCCTCGTCATTCAGATCATACTCAATCACTTGCCTCAGCGTACACTTCCCGCTCTTTGTCACCTCATCGCAGGCCGAATTCGTCAACGACTTATGACCCACTCTGGGACGCAGGATCTGATCCACAAGCGCGTGCCGCATTGCAGGTGGAGTCGTAACACAGCTACTCAGAAGCAGGCTGAATAGGATTGATAACAACCACTTCATTGGCTGCGGCCTCCAGGGTAACTTTTAATTCCTTATAGAGATTCTCGATCTTGGCGTCGTCGGTGTGATACCCGCGCTTTTCCTCGTCCAAGATGGCGAGCTTGATCTCTAAAATGCGGTCTTTGTATTTCCGCATCTCTCTTATGTTTACTAGGCCCAGAACCTTATCGGTCAGACCCAATGCTGCAAGAATGATTTCACTCATAGTTGTTGGGCCCAGGGTTATCCCCTGAGCCCACCCCCGCTACCATTAAGCCTTAGGCTTAAGTGCTTCCACGACCGTCTTCAGACCATTTGCGATCAACTGAAGAATGCTGTTCGATTTAAGTGCTGGAACAAGCGCCAACACTTCTGAAACTGCGAGCAATGCTCCGAGAACTACAACGATAATTTCTTGTGCTTCCATGCTGTTTATTCCTTCTTCCCAATGGGAGGTGGGCCTTTTTTTCCGGCTAACTGCCAAGTACGTTCATCGATTCGGTCTACTACTTTTTCAATTCTAGCGATCTTGTTTGACTCTGTCTCAACTTTTCCGTCGACATAGGTCATCGTTGCAAACGTCGTGAAGATATAGGCAACCAAAGAGACAAGAGCTGTTCCAATCATCCAGGCAAATTTTATCAAGAATTCGGTTTTCATCGGCGTTTCCCAAAGCAAGTAAGATACGCGCCGTTGCCCGTTGGTGTCCCACCCTCATCGTAAAGAAAGATTCGAATCGCAGTAGCTGAAGGAGTGGTGGCTGTATCGATCGAACAGATCACACGCCCTCCGCCGCTACGATAACCCGTACACGAGCAATAAGGAGTAGATGCAAAAGCACTTGAAATAATGTTAACCGTACAATTTGAACTTCCGTTGTTCGTTACACTGGAAACCCAAGAGGCCGACTGGTCAGTTAAAGAACACCCGCTAGTAATGTTTGCCGCATAAACATCATACGCGCCACCACCTGTGCTGACACGCGCATCGTCAAACGGAGGAACTGAAATCACGGGGATCGATGTTGCCCATGTCCCTGCAGTTGTCTGTGTGGATGTAAGCTGTCCAATTAAACGAATTGGAACAGCCGTTCTCGCTGTCGTGCTGTAAATGATAGAATCAGAGTCGGCAGCTCCGGCTCCGCCCTCTGCCGTTGTGTTGTAAGTATATGCTTCATTAAAAAGGGTGCGAGACACAGCAAGCTCGACGGTTCCTGCGTTATCAATGGCGTAGACGTAAATTCTAAATGATCCACCGTTCGTCGTCCCAAGGGTCGATCCAGAGCTCACAACCACACTGAGTGCGCCGGTTACCGATCTCTGATTGTAAGACCCCGATGTGAGGGTTGAACTCCTGAATCCTACCTGAACCGCTGCAGCTCCAGCAGCTGGGTCGCTCGTTCCATCGGACTGTTTAAGCGCAATCGTAAGCGCATTTGACCCGACTGTAGCCGCAACACCTATGTTAAGGGCATTAAGCGAAGAGGTGGGCGCGGCAGCAGTGGGTTGCCACGTTCCATCAGCGAAGAGGTACTTGTTAGCGGCTGCGTCGCCAGCCGCGGGTGCGGGAACAAGACCCTTTGTTCCGCCTGCTCCAGAGTCACCCACAAAGTTATTCAGGATAGCCGTTGCTTGAGTCGCATTCAGATCCTCTGGACTTCCCGAACCACCTGTCGTGCGACCCTTGAAAGTCTGAGACGACACTGAGGCAAGGTCGCCGTTAACAACAGAGCCGGTGAGCGCAAGCTTCGAGTAGGCGATGGCTGCAGAATTCGACACGTCTGCATTCACGATCGAACCTGTGAGGGCCAGCTTTGAATAGTCAATCGCGGCACCTGGGGCGACGTAGGAGTTCGTCACCTGCGCACAAGTGAGATCACCGTTTGCTGCAATCGACTCGGCGAGGTTGCCCGCAGAACAGTCCGCGGGGTTAGAGACAAGTGCTGTCGCAGTGTCTGCGTTACCGATCAGGCTGCCGGTCACATCGCCGGTTACATTCCCTGTGACATTACCAGTAAGGTCACCAGTGACGTTTCCGGTCACGTTGCCCGTAAGATCGCCCTGCACTCCACCAGTAGCAATAATCGACTGAGTGAATTCTTTCTGCCCAGTGATCGTCTCGTTGCCGGCAATGGTGACGACACCGCCTGTAAGTACCGCCCCAATGTTGTCGGCCAAGCAAGTGAGGAACTCCTGGGCATCGTCAACCGTCTGACAGATCGTTGAGCCTGGCATCGCCTCAATCGCAGATGCCGCGTGAGCACCCGTCATATCGTTGACGTGGTCAGTGATCGACTGAGCGTTGAGGTGCATCTGAAGATCGATAGTATCTAGGCCATCCCTGATTGCCGGACCCCAATCCTCGGAGCCATCGTTGGGTTTCTCTAGGTTGTAGTAGGTCGTAAACGTACTTGCCGCCAAGGCAAGCGTGGGGATGATCGCAAGAGAGAGAGCAATCGATGCAAATTTCTTCATGGAGCCACCTTAAAAAACAGAGGCCGTGGCAGGCATTCCTGCCTAACCACGGCCCTGATTTCTTACTCGCTATTCGTTACACGCCAGTAGACCCAGCAACGCCGCGCCAGTCGGAGTAGCCGGTTGCCCAGCGACCCAAGATACGGCTCAGTGCCACGTCTGACTTGAAGTCCATTTCGGTCTTCGTTTCTGGCTTCTTGTCCCAGAACCAGTGAATCTCATGATCCGACTTGTTCGCGACCAGGAAGAACGCGTCGTCATCGGTGAGGTAATCAAAGGTTACAGGCTCGATCTTGTACTGTCCCTGGGGGCCGATGGAGCTCAGGTTATTGAGGTTTCCTTCGGGCAGGTAGGTCGACTTCAAGATCTCGTAAGCCAAGAACTCAAGAGCAGAACCCGTGAGGAGCATCTCAGGGCGAATCTGAATTCGGTTCCCTGCAGTGTCACGAGTGCGGCGCATGACCGTGATGAGATCTTTCAACGAGGTCGTCGAAAGGTCGGCAGCGACGGCCAAGGTGTTGCTACCCGTGCCAGCGCCTGGAGCCAAGAGAGGATGAACAGCTGAGAAAAGCGGCTGTCCGTCCGAACCGTTGGTTGCGAAACCCGTATTGAAGATATTCGCAAACAGGATTTCCTGCGCTTCGTTCATCGAGCGGGCCATCTTACCTGGAGCCTTCGAGAGAGCATTGAACTTATCGTGATCAATTGCTTCCTGCGAAGTCGCAAGGAGGAGGCCGTACTTCTTCGACTTGTAGGTCGTTGAATAGCCCTGGAACATACGATCCTGAGGGATGATTGCGCCCTCAGCGATCTCTGCCGCAGGTCCGAAGCTCGACATTTGCCCATGCTGAGCGATGCCGTAAGGCATGCTGTGTTCATTGGCAATCTTGGTCGAGATTTTTGCGTAGGCGTTATATTTTTCGTCGATCGTAGCTTCTAGCCACGGCAACGCGTCTTCCAAATAAAAATCTGGAAAATTGCTCTGTAATTGCATTGTTCAAGCCTCCTTGCTTGTTATTGTTCTCTCAATTAGACGCCGGTAGGACCAGCGACGAATTCATGGTTGTTGATCTTTGCACGCACCATTGCGTAGGAACCCACAGCGTTTTCGCCCTTCAAGAGAAGGCCAAGAATCTTGAACTGCTTAGCGGCTTCAGTGCCAAAGGTTGCAGAGTTCAGCGTGTGGTTCGACTGCTTCAGAGTCGCGTCACCTGCATTTGCAACGATGTTGGTATGCTGACCCACGTCTGCGAGAGCGAAGTCGGCAGAGACCTGAATGTAGTACTCGGTGTCAGGATCGTCGTAAACGCCGATCACGGTATCTGCCGAGGCCCTGTATTCAGCGGCAACGCCGATCAGTCGCTCACCAGAGGCAGCAACGCTGACCGTTCCTGCGTCGATCAGCTTCACGCTGTCGCCAGGGTAAATCGCCGTGCCAGTGGTCTTGTTATACTGACGAATTCTTTCCTGCTTTCCATCGGAATTCAGGACTTGAGCACCGAATGGGTTATTTGGATTTGCCATCTTTTATTCTCCTTTTTTATCCATCTTAAACCGAGAAAGCATTTCTTGCGTCACATCTTCCTCGTCGTTGTCCGTAATAATAATTCTATCCTTGGAGGTCGCTCCGCGATAGCGATCACTCCCCTGAACCATCGCCTGCTGAGCCCTTGCTTCAGCAAGTTTCTCTTGTTTGACCTGGGCTACAGCCTCATTGCTTGCCTGAGCCAAAACGAGATCACCTCGACGAATCACATCCCCTGAAGCAATCAGCGTTGGGTTGTAGTTTGAGAGATGCTCCACAATCTCCTTCGGGAGACTGCTTTGCTTCACTACTACCCAGACTCGGCCAACATTCCGCTCGCTGACCTTGCCAGACACCCATCTCAGCTTCTTACCTGGGATCGTAAACCCAGGATCAGAGGAATCGACTGGAGCGTGTTTCTTAAACCCTGCCGCCTTTGTTACTTCGCTCATCGGCTATTCCTCGCACTTCGTTGCTGCATCTTCGCAAGAACCTTCTTTTGGCCCGCTTCGGATAGACCGAACGCTTGCGCGATAGTGTCGAATCCTTCAGGTTTCTTTCCGGCTCCTGGCTGTGAGCGAACAGTGGTTGGCGCTTCTCCAGAGATGGTTGGATTCGATTGAGCCTGAGGCTTCTTCGCTGCTCGCTTCATGGAGGCAATTTCTGCCGCCTTGTAGACCAGCTTCGGAGCAGTCTCGCTCATACCGCCTGAGATGAGATCCGACATTTCCTTCCGAACGAGATTTTGAAAGTCTCGATCAGTCGTGATGCTTGGAAAATCCATCTCAGCTTTTTGATCATAGAACTGTTTTTGTTGAAGAGCCGTTGCTTGCGCAACGCCTGCTTGAACTCTTCCATCCACAACCTTGGCAATCGCTTCGGATGGGTTAGAAGCCAGGAGAGCTTGAAACTCAGCTGGGGTCAGTTGTTTTTGATCATTTCCCTGGGTGGGCTTCTTTTGCTGCGACTCAAACAAAGCAAGGAGACGTTCTTGCGTCTCTCGCATTTGCTCAAGCTGAGCCTGAATCGGGTCAGGAGTCTGACCCTCGTTTGGCGTTTCGTCACCCGCCACAGGTGTTTCGTTAATATCCATTAAACCCTCGGTAAAAGAGAAACTCAATTACTTCTTTTTCGCGGCTTTCTTCTTGGCCACGACTGCCTTTTTTGCGCCCTTAGGGAGCTTCACTGGGGTTGCGCCTGGAGCTTGTTTCATTGCCATTTTTCGTCCCATTCCTTGCATATGCATTCCTTAAATAGCCGATCCGGCTATGTTTGTTGGTTTTGGACGCTCTTTGTGAATAGCCCGAACAGCATGCTGATCTGGCTTCGGGGACTCCTTGCGTCCTTCGGTTCCCTGAAATTTAATGTGGTTAGAGATAAAGTCGAGGATATCGCTCATCGATTCGAGCCGACCCTGATGGATCTGGATACGCTCAGCGCCCTTATAGCGACTGACCTCAAGCAGCTGAATGTTACGCGCAAGCTCAATCACTTCGCGAACGATCAGAAACCCTCGGTCATTGCGATGCTCATAGAGCGCTTCGCCTAGGTTCCCAAGTTCACGCTTCAACTTATCGACATTGAATTCAACCAATCGCTCTGCAGCGGCTGGCTTTTTCTTAAACCACGGGGCCATTTACTTCTCCCATGGGCGACCCGAGGGTGCCCTGATCTGTTGCGCCTGCCTGCATCGGTGCGAAGCCTTCTCGCGGAACCTGCATGCCGGTCATGTTTGGGTTTGCGCCAGCGGTTTGCGCCTGTAGAGACTGCATGTGGCGAGCCTTCAAGTCCTGGAAAGCCTGAAGCTGCGCTGGATACTGAAGAAGCCCGAAGTTGTCGCTTTGCTCAAACGACTCGTAATACTTCATCGCTTCTTCGTGGTTCTCTTGCAGTCTCACGGTGTCAGCTGGTGTCGGATCAGTGAGCTTACTCACCACGATTCTAAAGACTCGCTCGGCGGGTGTAACTATATCGCCCTGGTAATCTTGAGGCTTGGAGATATAGTTATCGATCCTGCGCACTCGGTTCTTCATCAGGAAGTTACGGGCAAGTGAATAGAGGTTTGATGGAGTCACAACACCCGACTGCATGAAAGCAGGATTAATCATCATCTGCATCATCATGGTCGACTTCTGAAGCTGCATCTGGCGCTCTTCTCCGAGCACATCCACGTTTATGTCAAAATCAAAATCGCCCTTCAGGTCATCTCTGTTTACCTTGCCAAACACAGGTTCACCATTGTCGCCCGTGATACGGTAGTAGAGCTCTTCCGGCATGCGCTCTCGGCACAAGACAAAGAGACACTGAAACATCTTTGATAGAGTGCGAGCCAGCCGGTCAAAGTGAATCTCAAGCTGAATGCCCGACGCACCCTCAGCAGCGTTAGCGCCGCTCGCTGTTCTAAATAGCCCCACCTTCTGCGGTGATCGGCCCAGTGTCAGATCCGAGATGTTGAAGAGTCGCTCGGTGTACCCAACGAGACGGTCTTCTTCTTGGTTCCCGAAGCCCGAAAGATACGGCATCTGTACCACGCGATAATCTTGCGCGGGATCATCTGTCGGGAAGAATGTGCCAGGTTCCACCTTGAACTTGTCCGCCTTCAATCCACTCGATGGGCGATAGAACCCAAACGGCATGGAGGCTAGTGTTCCAGAGTCTTGTCGGAGGTTGTAAACGGCGTCCAAAGCCTGCGAGAGCGACTGCATCGCCTCAGGAACGCCAACGCCTACGTTACGATCTGGGAAATGAATATAGTCGGCCTTGAAGATCGGGCGAATACCGCTTGGGCTAATGCGATACAAGTAAGTCCAGCCGAGCACCTTACGAGTCGCCTGATGAACCCAAACGACTACTTCTTCGGCTGTCTCGCTAATATCCTTTTCAAGATCTTCTTCATTTTCAATCTTCTTTTTAACGAAAATCTTGCCGTATCGCTCAAGAACGACGTGATATCCCTGATAATAGCCTCGCGAAGTGTCTTCTTCGAAACCATCGATGGATTTTCTTTCTCGCTTGATCTCGTCTTCTTCGTTCGCGCCCAAGGTCTGCTCACAGTGCTCAAGGCACTCAGAGACCACATCCATGTCAAACTTACCCTCTAGCCCTCGGCGCTTCAGCCCATCCGAGGTGAGGAAAATTCGATGCGTAACGTGTTCGGCTTCCTGGGGATCGGTCTGACCCTGCGGCATGACCACATCCTCGATCAGCATTCGGCGGATCTGAGGGGTCTCAACGATCTCCTCTTTGATCACCTCTTCTTCCGTCTCAGTGACATCAAGAGAGGTGTTGCCTGTCGCGCTTCTAGGATCAAAAGAAGTCGTCTCAGTGATCTCTACTTGTGGCTCAACATCAGCGTACTTGTGCGTGTCGCGCTGCCAATAGACCTTAAGCAGACCTGATCCCTCAAACACGAGATCCCACAAAAACTCATCAAAGGTGTCTTTCGTTCCGGTCTTCCCGTTGCACCATGACGAGATGATGAACTGAAGGAACTCGCGAACACTCTCTTCTTTATCTTCAAAGGCTTCCTTGCGCGCGCGAACGCCAAAGAGACTCTGGAAGTCACTGAAGAGCTGCCAGAGACGAGCATGAATCGCTTTCCCGTCAATGAGCTGAAGCGGGATATGCATGTTAGATGAGTTCTCCCAGGGGCCCTGCTTGGGTTGACCTCGGAGTTCGCGCCAGGAGCGGGTGTACTCTTCGCGCCTGCGGAGATAGTCATCTCGCCAAGTGTTCGCGCGCTTCCACTCGTCATCCACCTTGCGCGCCACCTGCTCGGTGTCGATCTGGCCAAGTGGCATCGTTTTAAATCGCTTCGAGACATCCTTGCTCGAATAATCCATCAATAAGCTCCCCGGGGCGTGCGCAAAATCTGTGGCCGCTCGTTTCCAGTTTTCTTCAATGTTAGAGCGACTTGCATGATTGAGTCCAGGATATCGTCATTTTCTTTTTTCGGCTGGTCCTTAAGGCCCGTGAGAACCCCACCGCGCTTTGAGTCCCAGATGTAGTTTTCAATCTCAAAAACAAATCTCTCGTTCTCTGGAATATTGAAAGCGTAAAAGTCCGATTCCCTATTCCACTTCTCACCCTCGACATCGTGAATGTGAAGCCATTGTTTGAAAAGGTCGATTTTACCCATGACGTTTTTTGGAGCCACCACGATACGAGGGCCGCCTGCGGGGGGGCCGATAAGATTCTCAAGCTCCTCTTTGACTGAGATCCGACGAGCAGTGAGATCGGTGTGGCTCCGAGACCAAAGAGGCACTGAGGCGTGGTTATCGATGATGATCTGAAAGGGGCGAATAGGGAGACCGCTCTCGGTCTCGATCTCAGAGCGCGCTTCCAGGATCTGGTTTGCAATTTGATCGATGACGCCTTCAAAGCGCCCTGAACGAAGAAGGATCTTCTTATTGTTTGGCGTAATCCCAATCCAAGACACTGCCCACGGTTTTTGACTGTGCGGGTCAATCGACTCAATGACCTTTTGGTGGGTCGGCCACTTGAAGGGGGGGATGAGGTGGTGCTTCCGATCCCATCCCTTCAGGATCAAGCCCGCAAGCTGGAGGAATTTCCCGTGTCGTCTGGCCTCCCTCTCCTCTGGTTCAAGAGTGGAGACAAACTCATCAAGTCGCTTGAGCCCGAGAGCCCGGTCTCCATCGCCTAAGTTTGAAGCATTCTCGTCTGAATCAACGAACTGCGCCCATCGGAGGGGATCACCTTCTTCCGCTTTCTTGAACTCCTGGTACATCCATGGGCCCGTAATTGGAGTGCCAGTAATATACGCTTCGCCACCTCGGTCAGTGAGACCACGCCAAACAGCGTTGAAGATATTTTTAGGTGGCGGCTCATCAAACCAAGAGAGGTCATAATCTGAGCCCTCAAAAACCTTAATGTCCTGGTCGTGGCTCATGATGTCGAGCACGGAGCCGGTACTGAACCAGACTTTTCTCCATGCGCCGTTTTGGTTTCGCTCCGTTTTTACAATCGCACCCGATGGCGCCCATGCCTCAAACTTTGGCTCGATGATATTTTTAACGTGATTCTCAAAGTCCTGCGCGATTACAACACCCTTGAGTGGAACCGCGCGCTTGCGATAGGGGTGTCTTCCAAGTAATTGCCAGAGCATCTCGACTGCGCCAGCAGTTGTCTTTCCCGACCTGTTGCCTCCTAAAAAATAGCGTATTCTAGCTATAGCCTTATGAAATGCTATTTGTTTATCGTGAGCAGTCTCTAAATACGACTCAAGTGTTTTTAGTTTATTAGCCTGCTCGATCTCTTGGAACTTCTTGATCATGATCGCAAGCTCTGGCCCGCTCATGCTCGCTAAGTCACTTCTTTTGATCTTGATCTTGTCCTGGCTCATCATCTTCGATTTCTATGATCTTCGATTTCCGATTCAACCCTTCAAGCATGGATAGAAGCTGCTCTTTAGGCTGGTTTGCATCCACACTCGCGATGGCGTGCTTCTGCACCTTCGAGTAGCCTGCACGATCCAAGATGTCCTGCAAAGCAGCAAGTCGCACCTTCTCGCTGGTTTCAGGATTAAGCGCCATGGAGGTCATCTGAATCGCCGCCTCTGGCGAGACGCCTTCCAGGTACTGCTGAGGGTTAATCATCCCGCGCCTAAGCTTATCAATATAGTCGGCATGCTTGCGCAGGACGCCAAGGTCATCGAGAGCTTCCAGCATGTAGGACTCCTTTGAGTCCTGAGGGCTCTTCTCACTCCCTCGTCCTCGTTCACGCATGGATAGCTTCTCGCCCTCTCGTAACTTCACTTTACTTAGTGTGATCTCAGATGCCTTCTTGAAATCCATTGGACTCCTTCATAAGTTCAAGGCCTCTATGACTCCTATTTTTTCACTGATCATCCCGAGTGTCCATCACAACCACTTAGTCCGCGCTTGTATTGAATCGATTCAAAA